TACTGATTTTCCTTTGACGTTTTCAAGAACGGTAACGCCACCGTTTTCAATTGTAGGCGCACTTAAAAGAGCTGCTGAAATGTATTTTCCTGCTGCTAATCCTGAATAAGTACTACCTGGAAATGTCGGCTGATCTGCCATAATTTTTAGGTTTTAATTATTATTATTTATTTATTTAATTTTTTATAGATTCTATCCAAAGTAGTTTCTTGTCTATTTTGTGCGTAAAGCATTTTTTCTCTTACTTCCTTGTTTTCTGGATTGAAAGAAATCGGCTTAACTGCTGGATCTAATTCTTCAGTTGAAAGTTCCGTTTTTTCGTCCTCAACAACTTCTTCTTTTGTTTCTTCCGTAGTTTCTACTTTAGAAAGGTTTTCAAGTTTTGATTTAAGTTCTTCGTTTTCTTTTTTCAAAGTTTCGATTTCATTAAAGAAAGTTTCTTTTACGATTGACTCAACTACTTTTTTAACAGGCTTTGCTTCGTCTGCCATTTCTTCTTCTTTTTCGTCGTAGTCTTTTTTCGCTTCTTCTTCAATTACTTCTTCTTCTTCTTCGGCTGCTTCTTCTTTTATTTCAGCGATCAAACCCTCTTCAGTAACAACTAAAATCATTCCGTCTTCCATCTTGTACTCTCCGATAGGAAGTGGAATTCTTTGTTCGTCTTCTGTTATGATTACGACTTCGTTTTCTGGTGCAAATTCATCTGCTTCAATGATTGTTACACCATCTTCTAATTTGCGTTGTTCAAGTTTAACTTCCATTCCTAAAAGTTCTCTTACTTTGTTTAGTATTGCTTTATTATTCATTTCTATTTATTTACGATATTGATTTTCTTAAATTATCCTGTGCTTTTTTGTATTTAGCAATAGGTAATTTAATACCTAAATCTTTTGCTGCTGCTTCGGCTTTCTGTAAATTTTTATCAAAAACTGCTAAAAGACTTTGTGCTTTTTTTGCTTTTGGCGATTTACTTTTTTCAGCTTTTAAAATCTCATCTTCAATTCTTGATATGTTGTCTTCACTGTTTTTTATTTGTTGAATACTGTCCTCGTAAACACTTTTAGCATTTAGAAATTGGTCTTCAAGTTTGAAATACTTGTCTGCTGCTTTGTCACGTTTTTCGTAGAGTTTTGTTTCTTCTTTTAACTTTTTATTTTTAAAGGTTTCCATTTCTACAATACGCTTGTTATCAACTTGGATATCTTTTATTAAAGAATCACTATTTTCAAGTGCTTTGTTTAAATCGTCTACTAAACCAAGTTCTACTTTTTCAGAAGCTAATTCTGTTTTCTTGTCTTGTTTTGCCCATTCAGCAAAAATCTTATTTAGTCGTTCCATACTATATTAACTTTATTTTAAATTGTTTGTTGCATTTTTGGTTTATATGTTGCCTATTCCTTGATTTCTAATAGTGCCTTTACAACACTTTGTTGAGTATGTATTGTCTTCACATAAACAAGCTTTACGAGAGTTTTTAGGACTGCTTTGTGCTTGTGGTCTTTTTACGTTTTTCTTACTCATTTCAATAGGTCTTTTAGTTTGTTTATTGTTTCCGTTTTTTTATCGTCTTTACTCATATCGTATCTGTCTGCAAAATAGCCCTCAATACTAAAGCCTTTTATTTCGCCAGATTTTGCTTTGTTGTATAGTTCTTCATCGTCTATCTTTGCAGATACCATCCAAGTGCCTACAGGAACATCTAAGCCGTATAAAGCCGTTTTGTCTTTCTTGCTATCTTCTACTATCCAACTTTCAACGATTGTAACGCCATCAATTTTATTTTCGTGTTCAAAGGTTGCGTTTTTATGATTTGATTTTTTAAAGAATAATTCAGAAGCTTGGCGAACTGTGTCTTTACTAAAATATATATAATATTCTGAATTGTCCTTTCCTCGTCTATATATACTTTTATTCGGAATTAGTGCTGCTCCGAGAAGCAATTTTTTTTCAGCGTTAATCTCTTTTAAGTATAGTTCGTGTTTTTGTTTAGATAAAGCAATAAAATTGGATTCGATTGCAGGAGTTTCTACTAAAGAAATTGCATCTATTCCACTTTGTTCATCGTTAGGATCAATTATAAGTTCAACTATCTTCATAATATAATAACTTTTATTTGTTTATAGTGTTGCATTTTGTACTCTGTTTCTGTCAAGTGCTTGGCTTGTCGTTACTTCTCCACTCACTACAAAAGCTTGGACAGGGGTCTGTTGTAATTGTGCGATCTGATTTATTCCACTATCACCGACCACATTAAAATTCGGTGCTGCTGCATCGCTTATATTTGGGTCAGGCGTGTCTGCTGGGCCTCCAGTAGACTCAAATTGAGTTGAAGCAATTTTGGCAATATTTACTGCCGAAGTTGTTGCTGCAAACGCAAGTGAAGCAATACCAGCAGGATTAGGAACAGGTCCAATAGCAACAGGAGCAGAAGCCAATGAAGCAGTTATTGCTTTTCCTGCGTCTATAATTGCACCACCTAACTGCAAAGCTTTGTTAAACTTAAATTGTTTTCTTGCAAGTTCTTCTTCTTCTTTACTTCCTTCTTCAAGTTTAGACATTTTATTAGAAAAAACTAAATCTCCAATTTGTTGAATTGCATCAGCACCTTGTTGTGCATATTCTAAACCTTTTTGAATTGCTTCAAGTCTTGCCTGTCTTTCTGATTCTATTAAATCTTTTTGTTTATCAGATGCTTCTTTATCTTTTTCTAACTTTTCTAATCTAAATTTATCTTCTATTGCAGCTTGGTCTAATAAAAATTGTGCTTCTAATTGTTTTGTTAGTTCTGCATTATCTTGTGCAAGTAAATACTTTGCTTCATAACTTTGTGACAAAGCAATTATTTCTGCCGTTTGCCTGTCTTTCATTAAGTCAAGTTCTAACTGAAATAAAGCATCTTCTTTATCTATTCTTTCTTGATTTAGCTTTTCACGTTCTTCGTCAATTTTTGCATTTTTTTCTTTTTCTAAATCAATGTACTTTTGATTAATTACTTTTTGTTGTGCAAGTTCTTGCTTATCAAATAAATCTATTAATGCTGCTCTTTCTTTTCTTGTTAGTTTCGTGTTTTTCTCAGCATCTTTACGAAGTCTTTCAAATTTGTCTTCATTTATTGCAAGTTCTTTCTCTATGCCATCTTCCAGAAGTGAGTTTTCAATATCTTCTATTTGTCTTCTAATAGAAATTCTATCCTGTAAATATTGTTTGTATCTGTCGTTACTTGCTTTTTGATCTGCCTTTTCTTTATTGGCTTTTTCAATATCAACTGCTTCTAACTTATTTATGTACTCTTGATATTGTGTAAAATTATTCGTGTTTAATTCTTGTCTTAATTTATTAGCTTCTGCCGTGTATTTTTGAACATAGAATAATTCTGTTTTATATTGTGAGCTTCCTCTTGCTTTTGCAGCGGTTATTCTATCTTGATTTTTTTTAATTTCTCCTTCGTATTCCTCAAGTTTTAATTGTTGAGCTTCTTTAAAAGTATTATATTCTTCTTCAATACCCTCAATAGTTTTCTGTCTTATTTGCTCTTCAATTGCTGCTATCTTTTCTTTGTCTTTTAGACCCTCTTTACTTTGCTCCAAAGCAACGATTTCTGCATCTAATTGTCTTTGATAAGCTTCATAATTTTTATTTATGTTTTCTCTTATCTCTTTAAGATTATCTATTTCTTTTTGTAATCTTTCTGCGTTGGCTACGGCTCTTTCTTCTCGTTTTTTAGCTGTTTTTTCTTCTTCAAAATTTGTAAGTCCTATTGCATCTCCAAAATTTTTCAAGCCTTGTATTGCTGGATCAAGTAAACTTGTAAATTTCATTATTGCTGCCGTAGCTGCAACAATACCTGTAACAATTAAAATAATTGGATTTAAATTCATTACAAAATTAAAGGCTGCTTGTGCTTTTGTAGCTATTCCTGTTTTACCTCCTAACTCTTTATATGCAACACTTAAACCTTGTACCCCTTGTTGTATAGCTAATGCAGATTGAACTTTTAAAAGTGATTTTTCAAGTGCTTCGTTTTCACTTCCAAACAAAGCCATTGCACCTTGTGTTGCTGCAAATCCACTTGTAGCACCATTCAATGCACTACCTAACTTTTGCCCCATTGTAGTGGCTGCACCATCTACTGCTAAATCCGTTTCTATTTGAACTTTGCGATATTCTCCTACTTTAGTTAATAGTTCTTGATATTCTTTTGAAGCCGTATCTCCTGCAAGTGCTAACTCGTAAAGAC